ATTCTCCAATTCCGCTGCACCCGAAGCCGGTTTGAACCGTGTAGGTGGTGTAATTCAACGACACTGTTCGTGAGGTTCCGGTAGAGTCTGTGTAGGTGAAGGTTTCCGCACTTGGAGGGGCGCTCCCTGCAACCGATAGCGCAACATTCCCGGTCGTGTCTGTAAATTGCCCGCTACTGTTGACGGAAATTTGGTTTCCATTCGTGTCGGTTACAGTTGCCGAGCCAACGGGCACAAATGTAGCGGGCGTCGCGAGAACCGTGCCATTTCTCGCTAGGATTACCCCACCACCGGGGCTGCTGTACGTATACCCGGAACCGTCAGTGGCGAGCGGTCCAATGGTGCCTCCTGAAGTAGGGCTGCCGCAATCGGAATCTTGAAACCAATAATTTCCTGCGAACGGGTGAGCGACGCCCCATGCGTCGTGATAAACGACATTGTATCTCAACGTTCGATATCCGTTTGGGATTCTAGGCCCTGGAAGGGATGTATAAGAACAAGCCGTTATAAGAATGCTTTCTGAGGCGTATCCGGTGGCAGCTTCGGTCGATCCACGCCATCCCCAGTTTGTTACCGGCTGCCACGCAGTCACGCCGTTTGATACGACCGGGGTCCAAACAGAACTGTCGTAGCTCATGCTATAGGTAAATGGCATCCCTCTTCCCGCCTTGTTGAGCAGCTGGAAGGCGACATGGACATTTAAATTCCCAACATTGACCGAGTCGATGCCTAGGTTGTCAAAGGTCCCATAGGGGTAGATCCCGGTCGCGACCTGAGCTACCGCAGCTGACGCAAAGAGGAGAACCAGTGAGGTATAAACACACTTGCGCCAGACTCCGAACATTTTCGCATCTCCTTTATCTACTAGGGCAGGAATTCAATTGATCTGCACAGAATTGATAGTGATAACGAGTTGCAAGGAGCCGTTCATATATCTCTGGATAAGAAATGGCACCTGGACCCCGTTGACGGTCTGATAATTCGAGAAGTGAACCTCGACTACTATCGGTATCGAGCTCCCGCTATCCGGCAGTATTGAATAAGTTAGAACAGCGGGAAGAAATGAATTCGGATCAAGGCCGAAGTCTTCAGTACTCTGCGCCGAAAGAGTGCCTGCTGGCGACGTAGGAGACCCCGTTGGAAGCTCACTCGAAATCAGCGTGCTCTGTAGATGGCGATAAATGCTAGAGCCGCTGCCGACCGTGCTTTCGCCGAGGTCGACAATTCCCACATTGGCCGCGAGGAGTGAAGGTTGAAGCGAAACTGGGGGCAAGAACCACAGAGCGGACCTCCAGCAGTTGTTTGCTGAAATCTGATGACCGATCCCGTCGGGACCAGCCCATTGGCACATGGCGCTTGACCCAGCCCCAGTCTGAGTTTCGGTTCTCTGACCAGTAGAAGCGAGATTGAGCTGCATTTGGGATGAGCCACTTGACGAAGCTGTCAGAGTTACGGTTCCAGAGTCCTGTAAGCTACCCAAGGTCCAAGTCGCGGTGCCTGTTAGCTGGACCTGCCCAACAATCTGACCGCCCGAGAAAGATGCCGCCATCTGGCTCAGGGCGCCGGTTGCGCTTGCTGGCGCCGGAGTCGATTGTTGTGCTGGGGCAACTATCGGTGACGTCGTCAATGGCGCAATGGAAAAAAGCGTGAACAAACCGCGCAAGAGAATGTTTTTTCTCAAGGAAGGTCTCCCGATGAATTCTGTTAGCTAGATGCTTGTGTCGAAAGAGAGTGTCTGGGAGCCTTCAGGTCTTGTCAATGATGTTTTTTGCAAAGATCGGGTCGACCATGGCTCGCAGTGCCTTGTGTATATTACTTGTGCAATATCCAATCGCGCATCTTTCAGAGAACTTGGTGCTCTCTAAACCATTCAGATCTGCATTGACTGTCGAATCTCACGCGGAGAGTAATTACGAAGTCATAAACATCTATTCAAGAACTCTATTCGCTTCTTCTCGCTTGCAAGAGTTACTTACGTTTGGGTTTGAGTCACGTTCCATACTTCTACCATCTCGCATGATGGGACAGATTATTGGATTTTAATCGACCGCCGTACACAGTTACAAGAGCTTCGCGGAGCCAATGGCTCTGTCGCCAGCAAATCCCCGACGGATTCGACTGACGCAATGAGAACTGTAGCGTGGTTACGCTGCTTCTTGTTGGCCTCCTGGTAGAGATAATCGGTGCAAGTCCAAAGCAAGTAAACAAATTAGTTTGTTTGTGGAAAACCTTGTTTACTACTCTTGCATTCGATTTCGGGTAATGCTCTTATGTCCTTGGCACATCTCGCTGGGCTGCTGCAAAAGGGGCATCTAGAAATAGGTGCCCCACCTCCGTAAAAAGCGAGACGATCCGCGCAGTGTACGAGCAATAGCTCTCCTGCGAGTCCGGAACCCCTGCGATAGTGGGGCCAGAGAATGAGCGAAGTCGTCTCTGTGAATCGCCGAAGACAAGCCGCTGAAGTGAAGCGAAACTCGATTCGGCAACTGAAAGCCCGACAGCTTTGACTCATAGTGGAGTCATAGCGGGAGTCGGGCAACAACGGGGCGGCGTCCGCATAACAGCGAGCGTCGCCCTTTTGCTTTCCGGAGACGATGACACGATGCGCAATCAGCCTATTCAGCTACAGAGCCCGGACGGATCTCATCATCGCTGGGTCACCCAAGGCGAGATCAATCGGATGATTATCCGCGAGGAAGTGACCCGCGTAAGCAAGCGCAGAGAGAAGGCGCAAAGGTTTCGGCTCATCGAAGTACCGGAGCCCTCGGACTCGAAAGAGACGCCGACGGTCGTGACGCTCTCCGATTCAATGGCCGTCGTCGGTCTTCATCGCGTCAACGACGTGTGGCTCGAGCGTCTCATCGGCTTCGGACTCATCCCTGAAGGTACGCCGCTGCCGGCATCGGGATACCTCGCATGAGCTCGACGAATTCCATTCAGGGCGGCATCCCGTCCGGACTCGGACTCGGCTTCGTGAATAGTCCTCGAGATCGCGCCGCCGCCTATCAAACGGGCTTCGCGCTTCAAAGCCACATCGACTCCGCGCATCGGGGCATCCTTAGCGAGAATTGCCCCGCCTGCATGGAACTATCTTCCAGATTGCGAGAATCAGCCGAATGATTACAGCCGCCGCCTCCGCAGCAATGGACACGTCTTCATGGATAGGACTCGGCTCTCTCGCTTTCCTGATTCTCTCGAATGCGTGCCTCTGCGCCTATTTCTTCGGAGACATACGCGCAGGAGTGAAGAGTCTCGTCGCTCAAGGGCAGCGCCAGGATGATCGTCTCGACACTCACGAAGTCCGCTTGAACGATCACACTGGCCGGATTGCACGCATCGAAGGCCGTCTCGACATTGGGGAGTAGTTGTCATGGCCCGGAACATCCTTCGCAGTACGGAAGCGGCCATGCCGTTCGGAGAGATCGCCAAGCGTCTCGGCATCTCTGAAGCCAACGCGAGCCTGATATGCTCCCGCGCTCTGCGCAAGCTCAGACGTAGCCCCGCGTGCATGGATGCACTCTGGGAACTTCAGGAGTATCACTCGCAGCTTAGAGCGCGCTCGGCCGAGTGCCTCGCCGCCCAGGAAGGTCGCTAACCATGAACCGAGACAGGCTCAAACGCATCGCCGGGTACTTCTTCGTGAACCCGGATCGGTTGAATATGGACTTCTGGCACTGCTGGACCGACACGGATCCTTATGTAACGATCCGCGGCGCGTTTCTGTCTGAGGTCGACATCTATCGGGATCGCGTCTGGTCGCACAGCATCGCCGGCATTGCCGAGATTCTCTGGCGCGAAGAGGCAGACGTCCTTGAGTTTCCGTCTGTGAATGCGGCTCGGATCCTCGAGCTTACGCCGCAGCAGAGCACCAGGCTCTTTTACCTGCATAGTTGCGGGCGTCTCGGATGGCCCGACGATCTTCGGATCCGGTACATGGCCGCGAAGACGACGAGCGAGCGAGTGGAGATCGTCCTTCATCGGATCGATCTCTTCATGCACTCGGATGGGGAAGTCTAAGCAAGTTTGCGCAGCTTGAAGTTGTCAAGGCAACAATTCAGCGTTGCTACGATCTCGCTGCGCACGGTGAGGGTTGGGCGAGTAGGCCTATTCCTGAGTTGACCTAACGGGTTCCGGATGGCCGGTCATGGCCGATTGACGGACGAGACGCGGGTTCGAATCCCGCACCCTCACTTTCCAAGCTCTCGCACGGCGAGGGAACAAGGCGACTGGGCTCCGGTACGTTCCGGGGCCCGATTTTTGTCATTCTCGAGGGGTTTACGATGCAGATCTCACACCTACAGCACGATTCGCGGGGTATTCACTGCTCAGACTGCGGTCGCGAGTTTGAAGTCCGAGGGCGCGCTCTCACTGACCCGGCTCGGCTGCTCGAGTGGAAGGAAGGCATCGCGGCAAAGCACGTATGCCGCCCCAGGACAGCTCCCCGACCTATCGTAAGGGTTTGGACTCACCCAACCGGCGCGGACCTGCCTCGCTACTACCAGCGCGCAATGCGTCGACTTCTACCCGCCTGATTCTGCGGCTTTCTATAAAAGGTTGTTCTCCCATGGCTAATAAGATCGAACATCGCAGGCTCGCGGATCTGACTCCGGACACGCGCAACGCCAATAAAGGCTCTGAGCGCGGCTCGGCCATGATCGAGAAGTCGCTCCGCAACTACGGCGCCGGGCGGTCGATCCTGATCGATAAGAACGGCAAGATCATTGCCGGGAACAAGACATCTGAAAACGCCGGCGCTATCGGCATGGAGGAGGTGATCGTCGTCCAGACGGACGGAACGAAGCTCGTCGCAGTGCAGCGCATGGACCTTGATCTCGACACGGACAAAGCAGCGAAGGAGCTGGCTATCGCCGACAACCGCGCTGGACAGGTATCGCTGTCTTGGGACGTCGACGTGGTGAAGGAGTTGAGCGGAGAGATCGATCTCGCTCAGTTCTGGACCGGCGACGAGCTCGAGAAACTCTTCAAGGTCGACGACGACTCGGCTCCGAGTTCCGGCTTCCTCGATCAGCAGGAGGATCTCTCCTATCGTGTCGTAGTGGAGTGCCTGAGCGAGCAGCACCAGGCGGAACTTCTGCTCAAGCTCGAGGGCGATGGCCTCAAGTGTCAGCCCCTTATTTCGTAGTTTAAGGACGCAACCATGCCAGCAATTGATTTCGTAGTCGAGAGCCAGATCGATCAGACCGTCAGAGTGCGCCAGCTGTCGGCCATGTTCGACGTTCCAGCCGCAGAGCGAGCGCGGATCGAGTTCAAAGGCGAGATGCCCATCGAGAGCTTCGATTGGAACGTGGGTCTGATTGTCGGCCCCTCCGGATGCGGCAAGTCGTCCATTCTGTCGCGCACCTTCGCGCCGCCACCAGAGCTCGAGTGGTCAGCAAAGAGTGTCGTCGACGACTTCGATAAGTCCCATAGTATGCAAGACATATCGGAGATCTGCTCGAGTGTTGGATTCAATACCATCCCCGCGTGGATGCGTCCCTATGCCGTTCTGTCGAATGGTGAGAAGTTCCGAGTCGAGATGGCGCGGCGGTTGCTCTCGAGCGATCCAGTCATCGTCATGGATGAGTTCACGTCGGTCGTCGACCGGCAAGTCGCGCAGATCGGCGCGCACGCTGTACAGAAGCATGTTCGTAAGAATGGGAGACGTTTCGTAGCTGCAAGCTGTCACTATGACATCTTGGACTGGCTACAGCCGGATTGGATTTTCGAGCCGGCCACAATGACGTTTTCTCGGAGGTTACTTCGGCGTCGCCCAGAGATTGACATCGAGATTCGACGGGTCGGCTACGAATACTGGTCGTTATTCGCTCCGTTTCACTATCTGACTGCTGATCTAAACAAGGCCGCGACGTGCTTCTGCCTCTTTGCAGGCGGGCGCCCCGCGGCCTTCGCTGGTGTTCTCCACTTCCCGCACGCGAAGGTAAAGAACATCAAGCGACTCTCGCGGCTCGTCACTCTCCCCGACTGGCAAGGGCTCGGGCTCGCGATGATCCTGGCTGAGAAGCTCGGCGCTGCATACAAAGCAGCAGGGATGCGCTTCAGGACGTACCCCGCGCATCCGTCACTCATCAGAGCGTTCGGCAAGTGGCGACAGCACTGGGGGCTTACCAAGCGCGCCGGTGAGTATTCCCCGGGCAAGGGCAAGACGACATCGGTCGAGGGCGAGTTCGGCGGCCGCCCCTGCGCAGTCTTTGAATACATTGGCGAAGCGATGGAGCGGATCGAAGCTCTGAAGCTCATCGCCGGATAGGTGACGTTATGGCTAGGCCACGAATGCAGATCGACGTCGCTCTGCTCAAGAAACTCGCTCGGCTCGGACTCACGACGGCTGAGATGGCGGCAATTCTCGAGTGCTCAAAGGACACTCTCGAGCGGCGGCACATGAAGGTGATCGAGGACGGGCGCCAGCATCGCAACGCGAGCCTGAAGCGGCGTCAATACGAGTTGGCTATCGCAGGCAACGCCACGATGCTCATCTGGCTCGGCAAGCAATTCCTTGGTCAGTCCGACAAGCATCAGTCTGAAGTCAAGATGACGAAACGGCTCGAGGATATGACCGACGAGGAGCTTGAACAGATGGCGGGGCCGTATGACGCAACCCAGAAAGAAGGTTCTCGAGGTAAGTAAGTCAGCTCGCGAGCTTCTCGACAAGCGAAGGAAGCAGCGAGAGCGCAGAGAGTACCTTAAAGGCAGCTTCGCGGCATTCGTTCGCGAGTCCTGGGACATCGTTGAACCGGCCATGCCGCTCATCGATAACTGGCACATCGACGCGCTGGCAGAGCACTTGCAAGCTGTCGCTGAAGGCCAGATCCGGTTTCTGATGATAAACATCGGACCCGGCTATGCGAAGTCAGTCATCGCCTCGGTGATGTTCTCTGGATGGCTCTGGGCTCGCAACCCGCAGACCCGGATCCTCGCGGCTACCTATGCGCTCTCGCTCACTGTTCGCGACTCGCTCCGGACGCGCAACCTTGTAACGTCCGACTGGTTTCAATCGACCTTCAACGATGGCCCGGATCGCTGGACTCTCGAGAAGGAAAACGAAGATTGGTTGAGCAATAGCAAGTCGGGCGAGCGGCGCGCTCTTTCGGTCGGCGGCAAAGCGACAGGCTTTCGCGCTGATGGTCAGATCTTCGACGATCTCCTGAATGCTTCGGATAAATACTCGAAGACGAAGAGAGACACGGCGATCGATTGGGCGATCCGCACGATGTCGTCCCGCTTTAACGATATGCGCGTCGGCTGGCGCGTCGTCATCGGTCAGCGGTTGCATCAGGAAGATCCATACGGCGCGATGCTGGCGACGGGGGATTACGAGCACCTGTGCCTACCAAGTGAGTTTGAGCCGGATCGCAGGATAACGACTTCGATTGGCTGGACGGATCCCCGCACGGAAGCGGGGGAGCTGCTCTTTCCCGAGTTGTTCACTGACAAGGTGCTCGCGCAATCGAAGAAAGACCTGGGCTCGACTGACTACGCTGGACAGCACCAGCAGCGACCCGCCGCAGCTGAAGGCGGCATCTTCAAACGCGATTGGTGGCGACGCTACACTCCCGCAGAGCTTCCAGCGATGCACATGACGCTGATCAGCGTCGATGCAACGTTCAAGCAAGGCAGCGACGTTGATTTCGTCGCTATTCACGTTTGGGGCTTCAATGGGCCTCGAGCCTTCCTGTTAGCTCGTCGGCACTCTCAGATGGGATTCACTGCGACGAAGGACTCGATTCGCGTCCTGTATGCCGAGTTCCGTCCTAGCGCGATCCTGATTGAAGACAAGGCCAACGGTCCAGCGATTATCGAGGAGCTCAGTCGGGAGATCCCCGGCGTCATCGCAATCAACCCGGAGGGCGGCAAGATCTCACGCGCCTGGGCTGCATCGCCGAGCGTCGAAGCCGGCGGCGTCTATCTGCCGAAGGATGAGCCATGGGTCGAGGAAGTCATCGACGAAGCGGCCGACTTCCCCAATGCGAAGCATGACGATGATGTCGACGCGATGACGCAAGCTCTCAACTGGCAGCGCAACAATAACGACCTGAGCACATGGGCTCGACTTGGGGGAGGTGGCAAAGCTCAGTGTTAAAGCCGCGGCGCGTAGTGCGAAGGCAGAGCATAAGGCAGCTGCGCGCCAGGCGCAAAAGACGCATGACTCCTTCCAGAATTTCGCGATGGGGCTTGGCATCGGCACCGGCAACCCGAGCACGTTCAACGGCTACGGTTTCAACCCCGTCAGCCGCAATCGGACGGAGCTCGAGTGGGCCTATCGCGGCTCCTGGGTTGCTGGAGTCGGCGTCGACGTGATCGCGGACGATATGACTCGCGAAGGCGTCGAGCTTCAGGGTCAGATGGACCCGGACGAAGTGAAGAAAATCGAGGAGCGAGCAGTAACGCTCAAAATCTGGAATCAGATAAACAAGACGATCAAATGGAGCCGCCTCTATGGTGGCGCTATTGCCGTCCTACTCACTGATGGCGCGGATTACTCCAAGCCGTTCCGGATCGAAACAGTGGGCCCGGATCAGTTCAAGGGCTTGCTGGTGCTGGATCGTTGGATGGTATCGCCCAGCCTCGAGGACTTGATTACAGACATCGGCCCCGACCTGGGACTTCCGAAGTATTACACCGTCGAGAGCAGCGCGCCGGCCTTGCGTGGTCAAAAGATTCACCACTCGCGATGCTTGCGCCTGATTGGAGACGATCTCCCCTACTGGCAATCGCTCATGGAGAACCTCTGGGGGATGTCGGTCCTCGAGCGTCCCTATGATCGGATGACTGGCTTCGACGCGGCTACAACGGGCGCGGCGCAGCTGGTCAATAAGTCCTATCTGCGTTACTTCAAGGTCGACAAGTATCGCGACATCCTCGGCGGCGCTGGAGGTCAGCAGGCTTACAAGGGACTTCAGGAGATGGTCGCCAGTATGCGGGCCTTCGCAGCCAATGAAGGCATCACGATCATTGACGCGAAGGACGATATGGTCACGGCGCAGGCTTCGGTCTTCTCCGGTATGTCCGACGTCCTGCTTCAGCTTGCGCAGCACATCAGCGGCGCATGGCAGATTCCGCTCGTCCGACTTCTCGGGCAAAGTCCAGCGGGGTTGAATTCGACGGGCGACTCGGATCTGAAGACCTACTACGACGGCATCAGGCAGCGTCAAGTCCTTCACTTGCTGGTGATGATAACGATCATCTACCGCTGCATTGCTCAGAGCTTGCGCATCGACGTGGGCGATGGCTTTACGGTGAACTTCAAACCGCTCTGGCAGATGAGCGAGCCGGAGAAGTCAGAAGTCGCAGAGCGAGACACGAATTCAGCGAAGGCTGTATTCGAGACGGGCGCCATCAGTGAGCAGATTTTCCTCCGTATGCTTCAGGACATCGCAAGGCGTACAGGGCGAGGGCAAGCCATCACAGATGAGATCGTCGAGGCTGCGAACGATCAGGTAATGCCGAGGGGCGAGGACTTGCTCGACCCGCCTCCGGCAGCCAAGCAAGGCGAGCTCGACTTCGGTGAGGGCGGCGATGAGAGACAGGCAGCTTGAACCAAAGCCCCACGCTCTAAGCGGACGCATCGAGAACCTTCGCCAAGCGCGCAGGGAAGCTCGAGAGCGGTTCCTCGCAGGACGCAAAGCGGAATCACAGTACGGCTCGCAACTGCGCAAGGTAGCAGCGCAGATCGATGATATTGTTCGCGGCATCGCCCCGGATGGCATACTCGCTGACCCAGAGCGGTTAATGGATATGCTCAACCGGTACGCAGACATTCTCGAGCCATGGGCCGAGAGCGTCGCGTCCCGCATGATCTCAGACGTAAGCCGGCGCGATGCGGCCGCCTGGGAGAAACACGGTCAGATTATCGGTCGCGCTCTGCGTCGGGAGATCGACACCGCGCCTACGGGAGCGGCTATGCGAGCGACCCTCGCGGAGCAGGTCAAATACATCACGAAGATACCCCGCGATGCAGCCTTGCGCGTTCACAAGCTCACCATCGAAGCATTGCCGAAGGGTATTCGAGCGTCAGAGATCGCAGCTGAGATCATGCGGTCCGGAGACGTCTCGAGAAGTGACGCGATGCGTCTGTCCCGCACTGGCGTGTCAGCAACGGCGACAGCGATGACGAAAGCTCGAGCCCAGCACGTCGGGAGCGAAGGTTACATCTGGCGCACTAGCCGGGATGGTGACGTTCGGCCGAGTCACAAAAAGATGGAAGGGACTTTCGTCCGATGGGACAGCCCGCCCACCTTGGATGGATTCACTGGGCACTGCGGCGAGTCGGCCAATTGCCGTTGCTTCCCTGAAGTGCAGATACCGGACGCCTTCGGCACTCGAGGCGCGTCCGCAGCATAAGGAGTGTCGATGCGGTTCTACACGACAGTCAAGTTAGGCCCGAACCGGGAGATTACCCCGGAGGGATTCACTCTCTTTAAGAACGTCTCGGTTGCTCGCACTGGCGAGCAGATCTACGGCCCGAATGAGTTGAATGGAATCGAGCCGGGTCCGGATGGGCTGATTCACATCATGCGGACGCCTGAAGAGGTTTTCCGTCCCGAGACGCTCGACAGCTGCAACGGCAAGTCGATTGTGATCGATCACCCGGAGGAGGACGTCCAGCCTCACAACTGGCAGTACCTCTCGCATGGCGTGATGTTCGACGCAAAGCGAGGCAGCGGAGATCAGCGCGACGAGATCGTCGTAAGCGTGCTCATCACGACTGCCGAAGGACTTGCTGAGATCGACTCGGGCAAGCGTGAGGTATCGCTTGGCTACGATGCCGACTACCATCAAACCGGCCCAGGCCGGGGCGAGCAACGAAACATCGTTGTCAACCATAACGCTCTGGTCACTGCTGGTCGCTGCGGTTCCCGCTGCTCCATCAAGGACCACAAACCCAAAGGAGCCCGCACTATGAAGTCGCTGAAGCAGCGCATCCTCGACGCCTGGAAGACCAAGGACGAAAAGGAAATCGAGAAGATCGTCGACGAGATGCCGGAGGGAGAAGGTCTCAACGGCACGCAGATTCACATCCACGCCGGCGGCGCACCCGCCGAGAAAGCATCGACCGAGGACGCGGAAGATCCTTACGAGAAGCGGTTCAAGGCTATCGAGGACGGGATCAAGAGCATGACTGACGCCTTCGCTGCGTTCGGCAAGACGAAGGACGAAGAGACCGCGGAAGCAGCGCGCAAGAAAGCCGAGGACGAAGCTCGCGAGAAGGCCGAAGACGACGACGCCGAGGAGATGTCTCAGGAAGTCGACGACGCAGAGCGCGAAGAGGCGATCAAGGCGAAGGACAGCGCGTATCTGCTGAAGCCCTTCGAGA